GGACACAATAGTATCTTTTCTCAGATTCAACGAACTTGGGTTTAAGTAATCCTTTCCACGAGAGATAACTTTCAAAATATCCCTTACCTTCTGGTGATATGTAGGGGAATTTATCTAATACATCATCTGCAATAGCATCGTGAACTTCTGTTCCTATCTTAGTTTTTCTCTCTAGAATTTCAGGATCTATGTGAGAGAAATCGACGAGTGGCTGTAATATTTGACTCACTCTTGCATATTTTTTTCCGTTAAATTCAATCATGTCATTGACTTTAAGAACATATGAGATTAAGATCAATGCAAAAGTTAGAATCTTTAGGTAACTTTTGAAGATTTGAGAGGAAAAGAATAAGTACTTTTTTATAATATCTTTATACAAACTTCACAGTAATGGAAAAAATTATGTGTATGTTTGGAAGATTTAAAAATTTAATAGAAAATTATTGTTTGCAAAAATATGCACATCTGTAATAAGTAAATTTAAAGTTTACGAGAGTTCAGATGTTCATATTCGAATTGCATGGAAAGCCTATAGCACAGAAACAGACCCGATTCACATGTCAATGTGGGAAAGGTAGATGCTATGATCCCTCCTCTAAAGATAAAGAACATATTCAATGGCAATTAAAGCCCTTCGCTCCAGAAGTTCCCATTAGTGGCCCAGTTGAAGTCACAATGGTGTTCTTTATTCCCATTCCTAGTGGTGTCTCTAAAGCAGTTAAAGCTCAGATGATCAATCGTGTTATCTTGCCTGATAAACGTCCAGACGAAGACAATCTTGCCTACTTGATATCAAACGCCATGAAAAACATCGTCTACGATGACGATAAACGCGTTTGCGCTAAGCACGTTTATAAGTTCTATGGTCCTGTTGCCAAGACTGTCATACGTGTAAGACCTATTCTACAAGCAGAACCATTAGGATATAGAGATGCAGATGAATTTTAAAAATGAGGAGAATTTATGCCTTTAGTTAAAGGAAAGAGTGAGGAAGCTATCAAGCAAAACATTGAGACAGAAATGAAAGTTGTCGGTAAACCACAAAAGCAAGCAGTGGCAATTGCGCTAAATGAAGCAAGAAAGTCAGGCTATAAGCCAAAGGGGAAGAAGTAATGATGAAATGGGTTTTTTGTCACGGTGAAAAGAACATTCAAAGCGAAGTGAATGATGAAGAAGAAGACAAGAGAATACAAAAATTTATTGAAAATTATGAGTTTCTATGTTTGAAAGGTGGCAATACTACCGTATTTGTCAATCTTCATAATATTCCTTGGATTGTTAGACAAGAAGTCGTTCCTGAAGTTGAGGAGATAACACCGGAGATCGTTTAAATGGCCACAATCGATGAAATTAAATTAGACCGACAGGGATATTTTAAGCTTGGCCATTTTTCTATGATCCCTTATCAGCATCATAAGAATAAGATGCAATGGAAAGTGACAATTTGCGAAAGCGATGGAAAGAGTTGCGAAGAAGGAAGTGAATGGAAGATAGCGAATGTTAGTGTCATTGCTGATACAGCAAGGAAAGCAGCATTCGACTCCATCGAAGCTTATTCAAAAAAGAATTTCGATAGAGAACTGTGCAAGATCATTATGAAGCAAATCAAAGAAGAAGGTAAAGAGGCGGTAGAGAATGAAAGTAGACACATTCGACGAATTGGTGAAGCTGAGTGACAGATTGTATTGTTGTTGGCAGGCAGCATTGCACGGTGACAAGATGATGGCGGATCATCAAATGAAGGTAGGTGGCGAGATCTATGAGATTTGGTCCGAACTTGAGAAGATGGTGGAAAATGAAAGAAAGCATAGTGCGCGAGTCGAAATAGAAATGGAAAAGTTTGAACAAGGATTTGCATACCGTGGAGATTGAAGCCCAATCACTAGAAAAGAGTTTAAAATACATGGCATGGAGCATCAAAGAGATGGCAGCTCATGTAAAAAGGATTGCTGAACTGTTGGAAGGGGCTTCAAACAAGCCCGTTGGAGTGGTTCAGAAGCAAAATGTAAACCAAGACCTTTACGGGCCCACACAAATGGAATTGCCATTTTAATGGGCCAAAGGTCAAAGAAATTAATATATGCGATTGTAGGGCTTCTAATGAAGCTGAGTTTAAAGAATGACAGAGAAGAAAGAAAAAAAGCCTAATCCAGCGACAAGGAAGCGATTTGCTACACCAGCGACATTAGGTGGAAGGCCACTTGCTGACCTAGATCCTGATATGGTTTTCAAGCTTGCTCAGTCAATGTTACCCATCGAATCTATCGCAGTTATATTAGGATGTCATAAAGATACTCTCTATGCGCGCTATTCCGACGTTTTGCAAAAAGCTAGAGAGGGAAGAAAGCAATCTTTGTCTATGACAATGTGGGAAAAAGCGCTCATTGATAAGGATACAAAAATGTTGATTTGGCTGTCTAAACAGCACCTTGGATATAAGGATCAGATCCCTGAATCTGCGCAATTGATTAACTTTAATATTTATTGTAATGAGGTACCTAAATGATCGATATCGATAACCCTACTAATGAAGACTTTCATGTTTGGGCCTTTGGTAAGAAGGTATGGGATAAGTGGATGATTCTAGAGGCCGATTCTATGGCTCTACTGGATAGTTGGAACGATTTGCATGGACACGAATTAACGATAGATGAGAATGAAGATATATATACTAGTTTAGAAAAAATGGAAAAATTATGGGAGACACATGGCAAGAAACATTGAGAGAGCATTTGATTCAATGAAGAATCAAGTCACCACGGAATTGAAAGTTATGAAGTCATTACTCACGGATGAAGCGAGAATTTACGATGCATTTAAGCAAATGTATTCAACGTTGTTAGTATTTTTTAAATTTATGGGGATATTGGAGGAAGAGATGGACAAGAAAATGGCGAAAGTTACCACGCAAATGAAGACAGCTGAGCGTGACGTTAAAGCGGGCAAGCCCGCAGCAGCAGTGAAAGCGCTCAAAGGTGCTGAGAAGAAGAATGTGAAGCTCACTAAGATTGACCGCACTGTTAGAGACCCTGAGATCAAAGCATATAAGAAAATGAAAGCGAAAGGGTGTTAATTATGGAATTATGCAAGACATTTACTGATTTCGTTGGTGACAGGGAAGAAGTTGAAAGAACTTTATTTGAGAAAGCCATGGTTGATCGAATTGAAAAAGGTGAAGGGTATAGGCTGTGTGATTTGATCTATGACGTATTTGTATGCCAAAAACAGATCTCTATTCTTCAAAAGGAACTAGACCACATGCAAAGTAAACCCAAATCAAAAGGCAAGTAATATGGGTGAATGGGTGCAATTTGATACTGGCCGGCCAACTTCTCGCTCTTGCGTAGTTTACTACGTACCTGCGGGAAAGTATATATGGGCCTCAGCTGAAGATTATGACGAAGTGAAGAAAGAATTTCCAGGTGTCAGCCATTGGAAAATCATCACCAACGCGCCGGCTTGAGTTATAGATGTCACTTCAATCGCTCTTTCCCAATATTAAAATCTACGAGATCACCAAGGAAACTAATCCTAACAGTGAGCGCTATACAGTCCCTTATATTGAGAAAGAGGCATCTTTAATTATCTGGATTCTATGGGCCAGGAAAAGGAAACATAATCGTGGTAAAGAGTTACCGATGACTAGCAAGGAAAAGAAGATCATTAGCAATTGGTACATTGATGGGTATTTATGAAACTAGATATCAATATTTCGCTGCCATGCCACTATAAATGTCGCCCTTATCAAGTTGACTTCTGGGAAGCGATGAAGGAAGGAAAGAAGCGAGCTGTGTTGGTATGGCATAGGCGCGCAGGTAAAGAGAAAACATGTTGGAATTACTTGATAATGAAGGCCTGTCAGAAGGTGGGAATCTATTACTATTTCTTCCCACACTTCTCTCAAGGGCGCAAGATCTTATGGGACGGTATTGATAAGGACGGATTTCGTTTACTTAACCACATTCCCCCTGATGTCATTGATGGGTCACCCAATGCAACGGAAATGAAAATAAGGCTTAAAAATGGCTCTCTTATTCAAATTATTGGTACTAACAATGTGGATTCTATTGTGGGTACCAATCCAATTGGTTGTGTGTTTACTGAATATAGTCTTCAGGACCCTGTGGCTTGGCAACTCATTCGGCCTATTCTTGTCGAAAACGGTGGATGGGCTGTTTTTAATTTTACTCCAAGGGGCGCTAATCATGGTAAAGACCTTTACACGATGGCTTCAATCAATCCAGAATGGTTTTGCCAGCTTCTTACGGTCAAAGATACCCAGGTAGTATCTGAAAGTGACATTCAAGCCGAACGTGATGCAGGCATGTCCGAGGACTTCATTCAACAAGAGTTCTACTGTTCCTTTACACTTGGAATTGAGGGCTCTTATTATTCAAAATACTTAGAAGAGGCAAGAGATGAGCAACGAATCGGAAACATCCCCTGGAACAAACAATCAAGAGTCTACACAGCTTGGGACATTGGATATGGCGACTCTTGTGCGATTGTGTTCTACCAATTGGCGGGTAATGAAATACATATCATCGATTATTACGAAAATCATGGTGAAGGACTGGCGCACTATGCCGGAGTTCTCAAAGATAAAGAATACATATACGCCGATCACTTTGCCCCGCACGACATTGAAAGCCATGCGTTTTCGTCGGGGCTATCTGCTAAAGAAGTTGGACGTGATCTCGGATTACGTTTTATCACATTACCAACGCTCAAAATTAGACTTGAGGAAGGTATCGAAAGTTTGCGAGGTATCTTCCCGCGTCTTTGGATCGATCAAGCCGCCTGTAAACAACTGATCAAGTGTCTAGAAAACTATAGAAAAGAATTTGATCAGCGCTTAGAAGTGTATAAAGACAGACCAAGACACGATAAGTGGAGCCATGGAGCCGATGCGATGAGATACTTGGCAATTGCAGTGAAGCGCCATGTAGATGCGGGGAAGGCAGGCGTTACCGATGATCAGTCCGAGAAATGGTTTAAACAATATAATCCACTCTTTAGTTAAAGGAGCTCCCTATGTTCTCTAGAGTAAGAATTTTCTTTCATCGTCTAAAGTCCACAGTAGATTGCATTGATGTTGGACTTAAGCAAATGTCTCGTAATATGGAAAGATTTGCATTTCAATTCACTAGTCTATTTGCTGCTCAGAAGATATCCTTGGATGCTATTCAAAAGCAAAACGCCGAAATTATCAAGCGCATTTCCTCGATTGAGATGGAACTTTTATTGACTCGTGGGGCATGCTTAGATAATAGTTTCCCTGGCAAAGGGGAGATGTGATTGAAAAATCAATCCTTTAGAGCCAAAAAACACAGTAAAAGAACAAAAACCAAGGCAGATAGGTCGACTAGGGTTAAAAGGATTAAGGAAACTAAAATTAGTGGCTCGCGGGGCATCATTGAATAGTAACTTACCCCAAGATGGCTGAATTGGTAAAGGCGTTGAAATTTAGCATGGCTGTAGCAACTAGTCGCCTGACCAGTAAATTTCAAACTCCCTCACACGGAGATTGTAGGTTCGAATCCTACTCTTGGGAATTTTTAAATTATGAAAATTGAACTCATATTGAAACCTTGTCCTTGGTGTAAGAAGACGCCAGATATTTGGATGCCTATTGAAGACGATACATGGTGCTGGAAAATTATGTGTATCAATACGCATTGTCGTATTAAACCATCAACTGCTCATGTATCTATTCGTAAGTCAGCGAAAACTAATTTTTGGAATTTTCACGATAAGCTTGAAAAGATAGTATGTGGTTGGAATTATGGTAATGAAGGTAAACCTTATGAGAAAAAGTTAATTGATCTAGAGGAGCTCCCTGAACTGAATATCAGCGCAGAAAACTTATGTGCTCATGACCCTTGGTTTAGGACTATTTATTTAGGGAATGGTGAGATATGAAACATATTAATTATATAATTTGGACACTTGGAGTCTGTTCTATAATAGGAACTTTGGCATTTCCAGAATATCACAGTTTGTTGGTGGATATAAGTGCAGGGTGTTTTGGTTGGTTTTTGTCTATTATAAGAAGATATAATAATTAGTGAATTTATGATCATTGATTGCATTTCCGATCTCCATGGTCACTATCCTAAACTAGAAGGTGGTGACCTTCTTATTATTGCGGGGGATTTGACTGCTAGAGATCTACCCAATGAACGATATATGTTTCTTCAATGGTTAGCCGAACAAAACTATAGAAAGAAAGTATGGATAGCTGGAAATCATGATAACTCTCTTGTTGGGATGAAATTTAATCCTACTAGACCTGATGCAGCCGAATATCTATGCGACTTTGGGACAGAATTTGAAGGTTTGCGAATATGGGGAAGTCCGTGGTCTCTTTACTTCAATGAAATGAATCCAAAGTGCAAAGCATTCGTTGTAGATACTGAAGAAGAACTAGATAGTAAGTTTTCCTTAATACCTGATGATACAGATATTTTGGTGACTCATTCCCCTCCTTATGGGATTTTAGATGAAATACATCGAGAAGTATTTTGTGGCGAAAGAGATGAAAATGTTGGCAGTGAATGTCTTTTAGAAGCAGTATTAAAAAAACGGCCAAAATTACATATTTTCGGCCATATTCACGAGTCTTATGGATTTAAAACATCATTATGGACACAATTTATTAACGCCTCTCATGTAAACGAACGATATGAGCCAGTGAATAAGCCTGTCAGAATTGTGTTATGAGTGAACTGACGATCATAAAGTGACCTACTGGATGCCATTACCTGCACCTCCAAAGGATGAAAAATGACAAATGAAGAATTTTTAGTCGATTGCATCAATCAATGCATTAAACAACTAGATGACAATATCAGATTTATATCTGAATTGAGTGAAGATGTCATTATTCCTGGATTTGATGATGGTAAGATTTGCGCCTATACAAGAACTTTAAGTCTAATTCGTACAATGATGGGACTTTACGAAGCTAATAAAGATAAAGAGAATGGTTAGAGTGTTGATCAGATAGATGTTCGGTGTTAAAATAAAGATATGGCACGATCACCATTCTTAAGACCTAACGACACAACTACAGGAGGAGCTGGTGGAAACGGCGCTTCTCCCAATTCTGGAGCCGGCCGTGTTTCCGTAGCTATTCCGGCAAGACCAAGACCTTTCCCATGGCCATATCCTGCTTCAGCCACACAAGGTGCAGTAGGTGGTGCTGGAGGCGTTGGGAAGGTATCTGTCCCCAAGCCACCTTATTACGGCCCTTTTGAACCCTATTGGCCGTTCGCAGTGCCAGACCAATACTTCAGAGGACTTTTAACCAATCCAGTAAGATCATGAACGAGTTTCAAGAATCTGAAGGCATCGATATTCCAAGGTTATGTTCTATCTGCCGAAGCGATCAAATTTATTTCAAAAGGCTGATCATGCATGCCGATTATGGATTATGTCTACATTATTGCCAAGAATGTTTCTATGAATATGGTGGCAAAGATGAAGATTACCATGGATTAACTGCGAGGAAATATGAGTCAGGGTAGAGTTACAACACAAAAGCCCCCTTCACCCGTTCCACGCTCTCCTATGAGTCCAATTGGGGTACAAAGCCCTTTCGTCCCTTTTCCACGCATTCCTTATCCTAACGGACAAGTTCCGCCTGTTCAAAACATTACCCCCAGGTAATTATGGGAAAATTATATGTTCTGCTTGGTGTCTTAGTAGTCTGTGGATGCACTTATTCTATCACCATGGTTCACAATCAAGGAGCAGCATCTGATCTTATTGATGAAACTCAGAATGCTAGTCCAAATGTCAATCCTACTTTATCCATTCCTGCTTCTCTGATTCCTTAAAACATTCTAT